TCCTCCGTCACAAAGTGGAGTGGCACAAAAGCTGGATTGGATTCAAAGCACCGCTGGTTGGGGTGCTTTGGTGACCAGAAGCACATATATCCGAATGTTGCCGGTCATGGTGTCAGAGAAATGATTAGCAATAAAGGTGTGGAAATTACTTATCTTTTGAATTGTGCTGACCTTTGTGGCAAGTCGCACGAAGATGTAGATGCTTGGAGAAGAAATATGACTCAGGCGATCAATGACTTAAATAAAGGCTTAATGGAACTCGGACTCATTCGTCCCATGATCAATGAGGTGATCTTCGCCGGTCAAAAAGTCGGAGAAAATTCAGAGCAAGGTTTTCTGAGAGTAAAGAAGAAATCAAACGGCGACTTTGATGTCAACAGTATTCCAACTAACGGCTGGTCAGAGAAGTAAAATATATGAGAGCAGGGGGGCCTGAAAACTTCTCTGCTCTCATATTTTCAAATATAAAAGAGGATTGTATTGTATAAATTAACAAATCAAGAAGCGGTGGCTTTTCTGGCAGATGTGGAAGATAATTCTGTTGATTTAGTTTTAATGGATCCTCCATATATTACTTCTAGAGATTCTGGTATGGATCGGTGGATGGAGCATGTTGAAAAGCAAAACGAACTTGGCTCCACTAATATTAAAACCGAAGAACAGTGGAACAAGCTTAAAACAGAAGAAGAATGGGAAAAGTGGTTTGCTAGCTCTAAAATTCCAGAAGCTGATCAAGATAAACACCTTAAAAGAATGAAAGAGGATTATCTTAAATACGGCAGCATATATGGAACAAAGTACGCTAAACAAACAGATTTTGGTGATTGGGATAAAGAGTTTACCCTTTCCAAGCTTGAAGAAATTGTTGAGCAATTGCACAAAAAATTGAAGAAGGGCGGTACATTAATAGCCTTTTTTGATCAATGGAAGATCACTCAAATAAAAGATATTCTTGAGGACAATAATTTCAAACAATTAAGAATAATTCAGTGGGAAAAAACAAACCCTCAACCAATTAACAGTAAGAGAAATTATTTGTCGAATTGCAGAGAGATGGCTGTTACAGCGGTCAAGGTAGGAAAGCCATGCTTTAACTCTGAATATGATAAGGGCTATTATAAATACCCGATACCGGGTGGCAAGGATAGGATTCATCCCACACAAAAAAGTTTGCCTTTGTGCGAAGAATTAATTAAAAAGCACTCTAACCCCAGCGATATTGTTTTAGATTGTTTTGCGGGCTCCGCGACAACAGCAATTGCAGCCCTGAAAACAGATAGAAGATTTATTGGTTGTGAATTAGAAAAAGAATATTACGAAAAAGCTATAGAAAGAATTAACAGAAATATGGAGACTGAGAATGATTCTTGAATTTATGAAGACTAGGAAAAACGCAAAGACTCCCACGAGATCAAACCCTAGCGATGCAGGATTAGATGTATATTTTTGTCCCGCAGACAGGGAACCAATAAACCTAAAGAAGGGCGAAAACAAATTATTCCAGACGGGTTTAAAGTTTGGTGTTCCGCACGGATATATGTTGCAAGTTATGAATCGTTCCGGAATGGCCGCAAAGAGGTCTCTTGTCGTTGGCGCACATTGTATTGACAGCGGATATGACGGAGAAGTCTTCATCGATCTCCACAATATCGGCTTATCAAATATCGATGTGCTCCCCGGAGAAAAGATTGCACAGGTTGTCTTAGTTCCAGTGGTGCATTTCAGGGCCATAGAGAGACAAGACGGATCCTTGTATGAGGACGCCATTACAATCTCTGATCGAGGTGACGGTGCTTTGGGGTCAACTGATGCGAAGCAAAAGACCCTCTCTCAAATACCTAAGATGTCCAGCCAAATAAACATTATTGGTTCATAGGTGTGGATTAGAACCGAATTGGGTAAAGTATTGATGCCGCTTTGTGAGGAGCACCAAGACAAATTAAAGAGGCGCTACGGCACCAAGTCTACTGAAATATGTGAGGAGTGTGTGAGAGAAAATAAAGAAACAGTTGATCATCCCGATCATTACAATAGCGGCAAGCATGAGGCAATCGATGTAATCGAAGATTGGGATATGGGCTTTCATTGTGGCAACGCAATAAAATATATTTGCAGGCACAGCCACAAAGGAAAGCCGACAGAAGATATAAAAAAAGCAATTTGGTATCTAGAAAGATACTTGTCGTCACTACAAGGAGAACAAAGATGACTGTTAGTGTATCAGGTAGCATCGCTTGTTTGCTACAAACATTTATAAATGCATACACAATTTGTATGTGAGGGAAATAAAATTGAAGTACGAAGACGGGCCGAAATCAGCAGCAACAATAATGAATGAAGCGTTATCATTTGATGATGTCCTACTGGTACCACAACACAGTGACATTGAGAGCAGAAGATCTGTTGATATCAGCAATGTTATGTCTAAAGATATTATATTGGGCCTGCCGGTTATTTCTAGTCCCATGGATACTGTAACTGGGACCAAGATGGCCCGGGCTATGTACACTGCTGGTGGCATGGGGATCTTGCACCGATATAATACAATCTCGGAACAGTCCTCTATGGTCTGCTCTATTTTAGAAGAAAATGAGAATATTCCTGTTGCTGCAGCGGCCGGCGTGACTGGCGATTATTTAGAGAGGTGTTACGCCCTCCGGGAATCCGGAGCAAAAGTTATATGTTTAGATGTTGCGCACGGTCACCACAACATGATGGAGCGCGCCCTTAAATCTATAAAGGACCAGCTTGGCGATATACATATTATGGCTGGCAATGTTGCAACTCTGGAGGGTTTCAATGCGTTAGCGTCTTGGGGCGCTGATTCTGTACGTGTCGGCATAGGCGGTGGCTCGATTTGTTCTACTAGGCTGGTGTCAGGGCACGGGATCCCCACTTTTGAGAGTGTTTTTCAGTGCGCGCAAACTACTTATAACTGCAAGATTATTGCAGATGGCGGTATTAAAACTACTGGTGATATGGTTAAGGCTTTTGCTGCCGGCGCCGACTTTGTGATGATCGGTTCAATGTTAGCTGGCACGAGAGAAACACCTGGAGATGTATTTAAGAACGCCGAAGGCAAATCATATAAGGTTTATCGTGGCATGGCTTCGTCAAACGCGCAGAAATCATGGCGCGGGAAATCCTCGACCCCAGAGGGCATCTCGACAACGATCCCCTTTAAGGGAGAAGTCTCACTAATTCTTGATGACCTTCGTGGCGGCATTCAGAGCGGCTTTTCTTATTCCGGCGCAAATAATTTCCAAGAGTTTTGGACAAAATCAAAGTTCATTAGACAAACCGCGGCTGGCCAAAACGAAAGCTTTACTCACATCTTGAGGAGAGACAAGTGAGCGAGGTTAAGAAAAAGATAATTTTTTACGATTCAGAAAAAAATCAAGCCGATCTAAAAATAAGATTGAAATACGACGGCTTAAAACAATCTGAGTTCTTTAGAGCTATTGTCTCCGGATATCTTGAAAAGGAAGAGGGCATTCTTAACTACATTTATAAGTACAAAGAAGAGAATCAGATTCAGGGACAACGTAAGAGACAAAAAAGTAGATCTTTGATTGCCAAAGGAAAAGAGGTCGAGAGACAATTTGGACTTAGCAACCAGGACATTGAAAATATATTTGATATAATAGAGGATGATCACCCAGACTTATGAAATGTTTAAAAGAGTGTAGAGAAAATAAAAAACCCTGCAGAAACAAATCTTGCAGAATGTGGATAGATTACAAAGATGAATTAAATTGTGTCTGCGAGTCCGTAAACAGGAATGGGCAGATGAGCTTGAGAGACGTCGCCGACCGCTTGGGACTTAGCTTTGTCAGGATTAAGCAAATAGAGGATGCTGCTATTTCTAAGCTGGCTAAGCGGTGCAAAAATAAGAATATATAATATTCGTTTTATTGTGAGCCGTATCTTGATAAAAATATTGTCTTTTTAATTTAAAATCAACTATTTATTTAAGAATAGAACTTTCCGTTCAAACAAACGAGGAGAAATGGAAATGAAAAAGCAAAAGCGCTTGTTAAAAGAAACCACTACCCGTCGTTTCATGAAGTTAGCCAATATCGGCACCTTGACTGAAAACTTCATGGACGAGACGGTTTTTGAGGAAGATGAGCTAGAGGGTGATGTCGATGCTCTAGAGCCGGATGCCGAGGAGGCGCCTGTCGACGACGAGCTTCCGATGGATGCCGAGGTGGATGACGTTGTTGTTGATGACGCGCCTGCTCTTGATCTTAGTCCTGCTGAGACCGAGGAACTTCTAACAGCTATTGGCGAGAAGGTCGAGGAGCTTACAGGTAACCCTGTAACAGTTGGTTCTGAAGACGAGGCCGAGCCTGAGATGGATATGGGCACAGAGCCTGACGCCGAAGATGTTGAAGCTGATATGGGTCCCTCTCCCGAAATGGGCGACGAGTTAGATGAGGCCAATATTTCGCTAGAGGAGGATGAGGTAAACGAGGAGGACTTTTTAAATGAAGTTACTCGCCGTGTCGCCGCTCGCCTAGTGGGAATGTCTAAAAAGTAAGAGCATATTTTTCTTTTCAATTCGATAAAAAGCCTGTCAAAAAACTTGACAGGCTTTTTGTTTTGTGCTATGCTGTACAACAAGCGAGGCTAAAATGGGCGAAAATGAAGTTCTAAACGCTGGCCTATGGTTTTTCTCTGGCGTAATGGCACATAAGATTGGTTCTTGGGTATTTTTAAACAGCTATGCTTTTCTCTTCTTGGAGGAAGCGATAGTTCAGACCCTAAGTTTATTAAGATACGCAGATCAAAATGTTACTGCCGCAGTAAAAGTCTCCCAGGAAGCTCATGCAGAGACTAAATCGGAGGAAGAGTTGCAAGAGATCAAACATAAAGATGAGTTGTTCATAACTTTCTGGAGAACACACTCTATAAAGACTCTTTTGAATCATTGTACCCCTGGTATGCGCCGAAAGCTGAATTTTAGTAACTGGTTTCAAGCTATGAACTATTTACATAAGAGAGAAAAAAGCAAGCTATAGCTTTCATTATAAAGGAGTATAAGCATATGCCTAAAAAGAAAAAGCAAGAGGAAGCTCCCCCAGAGGAAACTGAAGAAATTCAGCCTATTGAGGAAATTGATCCGGATGCTCAAATGGAACACCCACCGATTATTTTTAATTTACCGGGTTCCAGTGATAGTGAAATACGCCCTCCAAAGATTGTCACCTTGTACGGGGATATTGACGAAGAAAAGTGTTCAGAAGCGGTAAATAGCTTATTAATGTATAATTCAATATCTCAAACTATCCTCGCGACCGAAGACGCCCCCCAGGTCGAACCGGTTAAAATGTATGTTTCTACATGGGGAGGTAGCGCAGCAGATATGTTTTCTGTTTATGATCTGATAAAGAGTATGAGAACTACAACTCCAGTACACACGATTGGCCTAGGGAAAGTTATGTCTGCCGGCGTTGTCCTATTGGCATGTGGTGAAAAGGGTAGTCGAAAAATTGGAGCAAACTGCCGAGTCATGTTCCACGGGGTCCAAGCTGGCCATGCAGGAACAATCTATAATTTAGAAAACGAAATGGAAGAGGCCAAGTGGACTCAAAAAAGATATATTGAAGCTCTGGTGGAAGAAACAAACATGTCAGCAAGTTATCTTAGAAAACTAATTGATAGAAAGTTAAATGTTTATTTTTCAGCAGAGCAGGCTATTGAATTAGGAATTGCGGATGAAATTATCTAAGATATTATATAACAAAGCTACGGCTAGAAGATTAGGCTGGACACCAAAATGGTTTGGTGCAACAAAGTTTGATTCCTACCTTATTGATAGGATTGAAGAGTTCCAAAGAATTCACGGATTGAGTTCTGATGGGCTAGTTGGACCAGCTACTTTTAGAAGAATCTTTACAAACCGAGAAGCGTTTCCCGGAGCAGAGAATCGTATTTTGTGCAATGGCACGATGATTCCAATTGCTTGGGATAAGGTGAAGGTGGATCTTCTTAGAGAGGGCTGCTATAAGGCTCAAACAAAGGCAAGAGATCCCAACATGATTGTAACACATTGGGATGTATGCCTCTCGGCAGCAAGCTGTAAGCGAGTATTAGAGAGGAGAGGAATTTCTACCCACTTTGTTATTGACAATGACGGAACAATTGTTCAGCTATTAGACTGCAATCATGTTGCCTGGCACGCTGGTAACCGAAGAGTTAACGCTAATTCAATTGGTATCGATTTTAGTAATGCTTACTATACAAAATATCAAAAGTCTTATGTAAAGAATGGCCATGGCGAACGACCTATTCTTGAAGATAGTATTGTTCACGGTATTAAACTTAAGCCTCATCTTGGCTATTACCCAGCGCAACTATTGGCGTATAAAGCTTTATTAGAGTTTTTAAATAAAGCATACAACATTGATCTAGAGTGCCCGACTGATTCGTGCGGGGACTTGCTGACGGAAGTATTTCAGCCAGCAGTAAAGGGAGTTTACGAGGGGGTTGTGTGTCATTATCACCTAACCAGAAAGAAAATTGATACTGCTGGTCTAGAACTAGATAAAATTATTAATGAAATTAATGAGAATCCTAACGAATAAGGCACTAATTAGTATATGATGAAAGATAATTTGAATGAATTGGTTCATGGGTTCTTCAAAAAGAAAGAACCAATAAAACTCTCAGAGATGCTCAATCTTATCGAAGAGCAAATGGATGCTCTGGCTCCTTTGCTAGAAGACACCAGCACCGCGGAATTAGGTCCGGACGAAATTAATATTTCTTTGCCCACTATTAAGATTACAGAAGACTGGGGTAAAACCGATAGTAAAGATCGAGCTATTATTGAAAATTTTACAAAAAATATTGCCCCCGGTGGTACACTAGAACAAAAGATTACCGCTCTTAACTCTATTTTAACTGAAAAGAAAACTGATGCAAAGATCTCGGAGATTTTGTCAACCATGGTTGTATGCGAGGCTTTATCTTCAATTATCCGTGAGTTTACTGAGCCGGCAGGCGGCTTCATCTTTGAAGGCTTTCTTGCAGGCTTATTTGGTGGTGAGTCCGTTCAGATCACCGGCCCAGAAGATATAGGCTCTGGCGCGTCTGGCAAGCCGATTACGGATGTAATATTGAATGATCGCCACTACTCCTTAAAGTTACTAGGGCAAACTACTGGAGTAAAGGGCTCCTTTGCTAACATGGTTGAACATTTTGCTGACTATACTCATGTTGTGTATTTAGATGCTCGCCGTATTGAAGGTGACCAGGGTCTTGAATTTGGTGAATTCTTGATTACTCTAGAAAACTTCTTAGATGTCTTTGTAACACCATTTTTAAAACAGGTTACAGTGAGGGGAGTTAAGTTCGACACAGCAGGGAAGTTAAAAGAATTTTTATCTGAATTGAGACAACAGGGCAAGCCCGTTAAAGAAATAAAGTTTGGTAAAAAAGGTTTTGCTGGCTCCCCCGGTAGAGTGGTCACGTACTCACAGAAATTAGACGAGGTGCAAGTAGGCGCACAACAATTAAATAGCATCCTTAAGGCTATATCAGAAATGCCGGAAGAAGAATTACAACAGTTTGCTCCGTTTACTGTTACCCACTCAGATCAAAAGTTTGAAGGTACTAAAGCAGAAAAATTATTTGGCTCGATGGCCATTGTCGATATTTTAAAGAGAAATATTGGCGCCGGCGTCGAGGAGAACAAAGTCGCGATTATTAATTCACTTAGACGAACCCAAGGTTATGAGGGTAAACAGCAATTCGAATTTACGCGGACTCAAGCTGAAGAGATCGCAGGATTTAAGACAGTCGGTACCCTGATGATTGGTGAGCAGTATATGAAACAAACTTGGGCCGCTTACGCAGATTTGCTACAGGAAACTATCGGACCAGTCTATAAGAATCTTCAATTATTTACAAACAATGTTAATAATTATTTCTTGGAAACGTCTGAAGAAGATAAGAAGCAAAGTCGAAAACAATATGCTATAGATGCTATTGGTGACGCTAAAAATCTTCAGGTGGCAACATCTAACGCTGTAGAGACAATTGAAGATAATTAACTCTTGACTTTACATTGATTAGTTGTTATAGTATATTATAGTTAACAAAGGAATAGATATGTCTAAACACTACGATTCCGGTCACGGATTACATGAGAAGATTCTTGAAGGCGTTAACGTCTTGGCAGACAACGTAGCCTCTACTTTAGGGCCGAGAGGCCGTAATGTTATTCTACATCAGAAAGGCGGCAGACCAATAATCACCAAGGACGGTGTAACCGTTGCTAAGTTTGTTGACTTAGAAGATCCCGTTCAGAACACGGGCGTGCAGATTCTAAAGGAAGCCGCAGAGCAAACCGTATCTAAGGCTGGCGACGGCACTACTACTTCTACGGTATTAGCTCGCGCAATCTTAAATAATTCACAAAAGTATTTAATTGCCGGCGCATCTCCGATTGAACTTAAGAGAGGAATGGATAAGACAGTTTCTGCGATTGTTGCCAATTTGAAAACAATGTCACAGCCGGTAAAGAGCGAAGACGATATAAAGCATATTGCAACAATATCTGCCAACAATGATAAGACAATTGGCGATCTCATCGCCACTGCTATAAGTAAAGCTGGCAAGGACGGTTCTATTTCAATAGAAGATGGCCGCTCAATTGATACAACTCTTGATTTGGTAGAGGGCTTTCGATTTGATTCCGGATACTTTGCTAAGGCATTCGTTAATGATGAGCGCAGAGGTGTTATTAAATATGATAGCCCAATGATTTTGGTTACGGATTATAAGGTTGACACTGTAGACTGTATTTATCCGGTATTGGAGTTGGCCAGCCGCGACGGTCGTCCGCTTGTTATCGTCGCCGAAGAGGTTGAAGGGCAAGCTCTGGCGGCTTTAATCATGAATACCACTCGCGGGACAATGAAAGTCTCAGCAGTAAAAGCGCCTAGGTACGGCGAGGAGAGAAGAAATATTCTTAAAGATCTTTGTCTTTCTACAGGCGCGACATTTATCTCCCGGGAATCTGGGATTAAATTATCAGAAGTAAAACTGCAACAGCTAGGAACATGTAAAACAATTGAGGTTCTTAGCAATTTTACAACTGTTGTTGATGGCAACGGAAGTCCACAAGAGATCGACACTAGGATTGAAGAGCTTAAAGGTCAGATTAAAAACACGGATAATATCATTGAGGCAGAAAGACTTCAAGAAAGAATTGTTCGCTTGGCTAGCGGCGTGGCGATTATCAGAGTGGGAGGAGCTTCTGAGATTGAGATGACCGAGAAACGTCATCGTATCGAGGACGCTCTGGCTGCTGTTAAAGCCGCCCAAGAAGAAGGTATGCTCCCCGGCGGCGGCGTAGCTCTGGTTCGTGCTTCAAAAGATCTAGACATCGACTTAGACAACGCTGATCAGAACTTGGGTATGCAAATTATATTGGAATCAGTAAAGGAGCCAATAAGGCAGATGGCTATTAATGCCGGTACATCTCCAGACATAGTTCTTAGCAAGGTTTTGGATCAAAAAGATAACTTTGGTTTTGATTTTACTCAAAGCGAGATAGTAGACATGTTTGAATCGGGTGTTATTGATCCCACGAAAGTTACAAGGTCTGCATTACAAAATGCATGTTCCGTCGCCTCGACTCTAGTTACAACAAACCATGCTATAATTGAAAATTAACTAATTATAGTCTAGAGAGGCCGACGATATGGAAGTTGAAGTACTAATAGCGGAACTAAACGGAAAATTACAGAGAATGGTCGACGGGATCGAGGTTGTCAAAGAAAGGCAAGAAACAATGGCCGTCGACATTAATAAAATAAAAGAGACTATGTACAACCCGGACGAAGGTATTTACGCGAGACTTAAAGAGCTTGAGAATTGGAAAAAAGTTCAATCAAAAATAACATGGCTTTTTATTACTTCTATAAGCGGCCTCTTGGGTATATTGTTCGCGTCCTTATTTGACCAACTATTTTCATTTTAAGGAAATCAATGAGAGCTAGAATTTCTTACACAGTAGATTTAGAAGAAGTACCAGAAAAAACTTCAAAATTAATATCACAGGCTAGTAAAGATTTACGAAATATTTCTGAGGAACTAGAAGATTTATCTGTTAGCCTGGTTATGGATAGAGAGACTATCAAAATAATCAAACGAGTCGATGATCTCAGACAAGAATTGTACAAGATTGATAGTCTCTTAGAGGATACTTCAAATATTCTTATTGGATATGGCAAAACTCTTCTCGGCGTACCCGAGAATGGACAAACATTGGAGGAGAGAGATGAGTCTTAAAAAAGGTGATTTGGTGCACATCCCGACATCAACAATTTTGAGCAAATATAGAGACAATGATGCTCTAGAAGTTGAAAAATTTAAAAATGTAGATAAGCCATTAAATTTATTGGTTGTTGAGATCGGAAGATATAAACAATTAGGAGTAAGTTTTCAGGGAGAAACGTGGTTTCTAAATGAAAAAGACGCATATGTAATAGAGGAGGGTTATAAATGAGCAACTTTGTTGAATTGGTAGAAATCCGAGAAGAATCTAGCACTGTCTTCTCTACCCGGCATCTTGACGAAAGAGCGACCAGCACATCTTTACAGAGAGTTTATACTCTTCGCAAAGTTGTTGTTAATGCTGATCATATTTCCCTGTTAAAGGAGAATGGTGTGTTAGAGGAAAAGTTTCAAAAAGATAAGATAGCTTTTCCTAAAGAATTAGACGAACGACAAAGATTTACTACGGTGCAATTTAATTCATCTCGGCTGGGCTCTAGCTCTACTATCGACGTAATAGGCCCCTTGGATTTGGTAGTTGCAAAGCTGAGTAGTGCAACTTGAGTGAGGATAATTTAAAAGGATCTTACACGATCGAAAAGTTTTTCCTCGATGAGATGCTGACTGACAATGCCAAGAAGATAAATATATTGAGGTCTTTGTTACAATATTGTTTAGGCGACGAAAACAGGTCAGATTACGACATTCATTTGTTATGTGAAAACTTTGTTGTAAACTATAAAATACTAACTTTAATAAAGACAATATACCAGCGCTCACCGCGCGTCGAAGAACCGAAAGATCCAAACAAAGAAGAGCTTGTTGTCTCCTCTGATGATATGTTCATGCTCCAAACTTTGGCTCTGGCAAAGCATTATGCTTTAAGAGACCTGCGAGATACGACGTGCCTGTCGATCTCTGTACACTGAACGATGAAAGAATATAAACCAGCGCTAATTTTTTTAGCCCTTGATATCGGCATAATTCTTGTTATGTTCTTGGTTTATAAGTTTCTTTTATAGCATAAATTTACTTGACATTTTTTGAAATTTAAATTACTATAGTAGTAGATGGTCTGACAAGGAGATATCATGGCCAAAAGCAAGAAAAAGGTTATTAAATCTCAACCTAAGAAAACTTCTATTGGCCGCGGCGCCAACAGAAAGTATGGCCATAAGGGTGGAGGCTCTGGCGGCTCAACAATGAGTAAAAATTACACAAAAAGATACAGAGGACAAGGATAAAATATGCCATTCGCAAATAGAATTATTGTAACAGACGAAAACCACAGAAAATCTGTAATAGGCAAGAATGCAAAAGTTGTTTTTGATAGCACTTTTGGTAAGATTGTTGAAACTTCAGAGACACACTGTATCATTGAGGTCGAGGGCGAGAAAATAAGTGTCCCATGGAAACAGATCTCTAAGATTTATTGAAACCAAAGGAAAGAAAATGTCATTAATTACGAATATATTAAAAAAGTTGGTTAGATTTTTATCTATTGCGATACCAAGCGCACTAGTAGTTCTCGCAGTCATCGCGCCAACGACATTTGATTTCCACCCGCTGCTTGTTGCTCCTTACTATGCAATGATGTGGTGGACTGCGGGGCTGGTGCTTCTATTTAGACGCTCAACCCTAGACGAAATTGAACTTTTGCTAACACAAAGGCTTGGAAATAAGCGCCGGCCTTACAAAATCAAAAAAAGGAGAAGAAATGATAGCAGACGTAATCGTTGATCTACAGTACGGAGACTGTGGAAAAGGCAAGATAACACATTATTTGTGTAAGAATAAACCCTATACTCATGTATTAAGATACAACGGTGGCTGTAACGCTGGTCATACAATTTACCATGAAGGTAAGAAATTTGTTACACACCACATACCGGCTGGAGTATTTTTTGGAGTGAAATCTATTATCGGATCCGGTTGTGTTGTCAACGTGACTCAATTTTTTAAAGAGATAGCAGAGTTAGAGGCTGGAGGAATTGACACTAAAGGCCTGATTTATATTGCAAACAATGCTCATGTGATTACTTCTGAGCATCTATACGAAGAGGAGAGAGAAAATAAAATTGGCACGACCAAGAAGGGCAACGGCCCTGCGTATCGAGATAAATATTTTCGGAAAGGTATCAGGGCCGAGCAAGTAGAAAAACTTAAGCCTTATATAATTGACCTTTACGAAGAATTTCATGGCGTAGGCAAGGGTAAGCCTGTTATCCTCTGCGAAGGAGCCCAGGGATTTGGTTTGGACGTAGATTGGGGAGATTACCCCTATGTAACCTCTAGTCACTGCACAACGGCTGGCGCTCTTCTTAATTGTATCCCACATGGCTGGGTAAGAGATGTTTGGGGAGTTGCTAAGGTTTATGAAACTTATGTAGGGTCTAAGAAGTTTGAAGGTGATGATCCTATTTTTGAAAAGATACGTGATTATGGCGAAGAATACGGTGCGACTACTGGTCGGCCCCGACAGTGTAATTGGATGGACTTCTCTTTGTTAAAAAAAGCTGCTGTGATTAATCAAGTTAATAAACTTGTGTTTAATAAAGTTGATATTCTTAGACGAGCGCAAAGTTGGAAACTAATTAATAAAGAACAGATTGTAGATTTTGAAAGCGAAAAGCGGATGAAAAGCTGGGTTGAGAACCAATTTAACCAAGATCTTGTAGAAATATTTTTCTCCGAGGATAAAACAAAGATATGATGTAATTCAGAAGGCGCCTAACATGATTGATATGCTTGAACAGAGGCGCCTGGATCTCCTCCAACGCTTAAAAGAAAAAGTTAAATCCATTAAAAATTCAAATATTTATAAAATGGATCTTGAGGCGGTAAGGCTGTTAGAAGAGACTTTGTTTGAATTTCAGCTTTTAATGCAGGAGAATCGAAAGCTTCGAAAAAAGATTATTTTAGCTAAGTCTTTGAAAGATGTTGATAAGAAGTAATGAGTAATAAGACAGACGGCTGGTTTACTGGTAGCGGCGTAAGCATCGAATACGAAAAGATTATTGAAATTATAAATGAATACACAAAGTTAGGCGGCGTCTTGTCGGTTGGAACAGACAGTCATATTACTAAAAAGGTTTGTATATTTTCGTCTGCGATCTGCTTGCACGGGTCTGGTGGCCACCAAGGTGGCAGGTATTTCTTTAAAAAAGAATCGTTTAAAAAGTCAGAGTTTGTATCGTTTTCTAAGAGAATTATCTTTGAGGTCCAACGCTCGATCGAACTGGGCGCTGAGATTTTAGAATATTTTCCTGGGATGGATATTGAACTACATATGGATATTAGTAGTGCTGAGAAAAACAATAAAACTAGTAAGCTGGCAAGCATGCTTATTGGATACGCTTCCGGAGCAGGGTTTAAGTATAGAATTAAGCCGGATGCCTTTGCCGCGGCCACAGTCGCAGACAAACATTCCAAGCCGCGATGAAAAAGGGAGATTTAGTTAAATGGCGATGGGGTACTTCACACGCAATTGACTCCGCTTACGGTATTGTTTTGGAACTTGAAAATATTGCTGGGGAAGACTTAGACGGAGCCTGGGTATATTGGATTGACCTAGATTCTAAAACTTGGACTCCCTTGGAGCAATTAGTGATACTTTCACCGGCTTTTTGAACTCCAGGCAACTACTTATTTTGAACGTAGACGTTATAGATCAAAATGAATAATATTACAGACTTCGATAATAATTTAAAAAAACTTAATGAGGGTCAACTGTCCTTCGACAGTGCCATCGGCCTCTGTCAGCACCTAGTTGACTCGGGACAACTATGGAGATGCAGCAACGAGACAAACATCCAAGTTAATAATTTTATTAACAGTGGATATGTTTACCGGCGCTAAACCGTGCTTACTATTATAATGCAGAGATTACTACTTAGCTTATTTGTGTTTGTCGTTATAGGGTGCGAAACTTTCTCCACCCTCCCAGATGAATACAGCCTCCAGTCTACAGATTTAGTTTACGATCTTGACGAACAATTCCACTCTGGAATATTGGAGGCGCCTGCGTCGAACAACCCGGAAGCTTGCTATAATTTTGACGGTATTACATGTTGTGTGTGGGAATATGAAACACCGACCGGCGCGCGATGTGCTGAAGAGTGGTGTAACATTCGCGATCAAAGTCCCGCTTGGATTTATAGTGGCAGTCACTGCGATTAATAAAGGTCTTAATTTATGAAAAGGGTATATACCCCGGATAAAAATGTGAAAAAAATATCACAGATATTAACAGAACTATATTTGTTCAAACATGCTCTTCAAACAGAAGATATGGTGAATTTAGAAAGAAGAGTAGATAAAGTTCGTTCTATGTTGGTCGACCTGCAAGAAGAAATGCAGTAGCCACAAAAAGTATTTTAATGATTGGTAGTCTAGTACACTATAACTGTGCTGGCAGTTTATCTGTTGGCGTCGTAACTGATATGTTTCGTTACGAAGCTCCCGCTCCCCGACCCGGCCCCGGACCGTATAAGAACACACTTCTTGTTTCCGTGGAATGGGTAAAGCGAGAAGGACCCCTGCCCCAATCGCTTCAGCCTAGCGTTTATAGCGAGTATACTTCCAGCGATGAGGAGTATTGGCCAATGAACTGGCAAAAGAAAAAATGGTACAGAGCAGATGTATTTAAGGTGATATCAGATGTCTAGTGAAAAATATAATTTTAAAACAGGCGACTATGTTATGATGGATGGGAATCCAGAAAAGCGCGGCAGCGTCGGTTTTATTTTTGATGAGGAAGAATGCTCAGTAAGATGGGTTATTCATCACAAATATTCGCCGCACAATCAGTTGCATACTATTGTTAGTATGAAACGGCTGTCCAAACTCCCATTCCCGACTCATAAAAAACGCGGCCGCCCAAAAAAAAATGCTTGATTTCTTCGAATCCGTGCTTATAATATTAATGTGGGCGATGTAATGGCATTTAAAAAAGGTGACCTGATTATAGACCCTTACAGAGGTCCGGGTATTTTACTAAATCGTGTTAACTTGTGGCAGAATTATACTGACGAGCAACATTGTTGGGTGTGGGAAGTTGAATGGTCCCGCGACGACACTAGTTATACTATAGATAGCTGCAACATAAATGAAACTAATTTAATACGACTAATTGAAAATGGAATAATAAAACACTACAGAAAGGGAGGCCAAGGTGTTGGCAGGCAATAATCATGAATTGAAGTTTGAAGGTTTTCTAAACATATATTTAGAAGACTATAACCGACTTAGAGAAGAAGCAGCAGAGATTCTTAAAGAAGCCGAACTTTATAAAGAGGTTGGGGACAATGTATCGTATCTAGCTTACATGAAGAAATATGAAGCGTATATGTTAACTGTAGAAACCATGATTGCATTGGCTGCAAAAAAGCCAATTGCTGAAGCGTAGTATTTAAAATGAACAACGAGTACAGCCAAGAAGAAATTAGGTATGCGTTTGAACATTTTGTGTCAGAAGCGAGCGCCCTTGTTACTAAGTACATGAGCAAGAATTTTCCGACCCTCCCGATAGATATCATAGAGGTGCAAGAGGGTTCAGTTTACTGGAAAATTATTAAAAGAGTGGGAGACTCCAGGACAGTATATGGATTTGTTCGCAAAGAGGACGGCGCAATATTCAAGGCTGCTGGTTGGAAGGCCCCTTATACAAAAGGAAAAAGTGCAATTCGCGGTTACGTTACTGACGAATTTGCTAAAAGTACCCTAACACCTTATGGTATTATCTATGCAAGGTGAAACCCGGAGATTTAGTACAATATATCGGAGGCAAGGTCTTATGGATGGACGGCGCTGACCCGACAAGACAACCCTTGGGCCTAGGTATTGTGATCGAGGCCAACAAACTAGATGTATGGGTATTTTGGTCCTCGGAGGAGATGTTTTTTTGGCACGCCCGCGAGGAACTAGAGGTCATTAGTGATTGAAAAATCAGATAAAGATTTAAAACCAGGAAAATTGATCCGCTGGACAGATGGAAAAATAGGTCTGCTAGTTAAGAGATTTGACTATTATGTTAAGAAGAAAGTCGCTAGCAGAGATTATAGTCCAAGATGGCACTGGAGTATAAATTGGCTTGGGTCTCCTCCAT